CTTAAAACAAGGATTCTTGGTGTCAGCGCGTGCGCGTGAGCTTGCAGAAAAAAACATTTTCGTAGTCCCTTGTGCGTATATAGGCTCTGCTTAAAACTCGGAAGGCTTGCTTGATGTGCTGATCGAGGTATCATCGCGTCGTCCGAGATGGACATGTCTGGGAGAGACAACGTGAGCACTGGCAATCCGGAGATTGATCTTGTTGAACTGCTGAAAAGTCCGAAACGAAGACGCTTCGTGGTCCTGTACGTCGAGAACGGCGGAAATGGCACAGCGGCGGCTGAATCGGCGGGCTTTGCTATGCCAGCGCAAGAAGCTGTTCGTCTGCTAAAAGATGTGAATGTCAAGAAGGCTGTCGAGCGTTACGCGAGGATCGTGTGCTCGAACGTCGGAGAGACGCGGGACACGGTCATCAACCGTGAGAGAATCTGGGCGTCGCACGATATCGGCAGGGTCTTCATCGACACGCCAGAATCGCGGGCTGAGTTCGCCGCACAAGGAATCAAGCATCCTTCTCAACTGGACGAAGACACCCGTCGGTGCATCAAGAAGATCAGCTTCAGTCAGCACGGCATCGCGTCGATTGAGTTCTACGATGCTGGGCGTGCGAACAGAGCACTCGCAGAATACCTCGGCATGACCAAGCAGGAAGATCAGGCACTCGGCGCTGAAGATGCGGCAAACCTGATCGCCGCAGCGATGGGGCGCATGGACGAGTTAGACGGTGATAGTTAGAGACCCGGATCGCTATCCGCTAACGACTCCGCGCTGGACACAACTGAAGGCGATCCCGGAACAGACACGTCTGATCGAATGCCCCGCACGCTTTATCGTTGTCCCAGCCGGACGACGCTCTGGAAAGACGGAGCGTGCAAAGCGACGCATCATCCGTGCTGCAATGGACCCACGCACATTCCGCTTCCCTGATCCGATGTTTGCGTGTGCTGCTCCCACGTACAATCAAGCGAAGAGCATCTACTGGAAAGACCTGAAGAAGATGCTCCCGACGTGGGTGAAGCGGCGCACCTACGAGACTGACCTGTCTATCGAACTGATCACGGGAGCCACGATCAAAGTTGTGGGCATGGATAAGCCGGAGCGTATCGAAGGCTCGCCGTGGGACGGCATCATCCTAGACGAGTTCGCGAACATGAAACCGGGAGCATGGGAAGAGAACGTTCTTCCAGCGCTCACTGATCGCAAAGGATGGGCGTGGCTGATCGGTGTGCCTGAAGGTCGCAATCATTACTACGACGTTTATCAAAACGCGAAAGGCCCGTGGAACATCCGCAACGAAGGGCAAGACTGGGATGCGTTCACATGGAAGAGCATCGAGGTCATGGACCCGGCGGAGATTGAACTGCGACGCTCGCAGATGGATCAACTGACATTCGAGCAAGAGTACGAAGCGTCATTCATCAACTTCGTCGGTCAAGCGTACTACCCGTTCACCACTGACGAGCACTGCGCCAACCTGCGCCCACACTACAATCCAAAGGCGGAGCTTATTGTCTGTCTGGACTTCAACGTCGATCCGGGAGTCGCGGTCATCTGTCAAGAGATGGAGCTTCCAGAACGGATCGAGGTAGCACGGGGAATCGAGGTCGGTGGCAAGACGTTGTTCAGCGGTGTGCGCAAGAGCGGGCGCGTTCATGGGACAGCCGTGATCGGAGAGATACATATCCCGCGCAATTCGAATACGCCCGCCGTGTGCCGGAAATTGCACAATGACTGGGGCGATCATCTGGGACCGATCTCGATCTACGGGGACGCCACTGGCGGAGCCAGAACCACGCAAAGCGAGACAGGCTCAAGCGACTGGGACTTAGTGAAAACGAATTTGTATCGTGACTTCTCCCCGCAACAGGTTACAATCCGGCTCAACTTGTCGGACAACGGAAACCCGATGAACCCGCCGGAGCGATCTCGGATCAACGCAGTGAACTCGCGTTTGAAATCCGACTCTGGCATTATCCGCATGATGGTCGATGGAGCAGCCGCGCCGATGACCGTGAAGGATTTCGAGGGAACAAGACTACTCGAAGGCGGATCGGGCGAGCTTGACAAGAAGCATGACCAGAGACTTACACACTTGACTGATGCGGTGGGATATTACATCAGCAAGGCTTTCCCAGTGCGACGGGACGTCGTGACCCGAACGGAGTTGTCGAGATGACCGACGCTGTCGCACAGCCGAGCAAAGAATACAACGCCATGTCTAAGCACTGGCGACTGACCGCAACGCTCCGAGCAGGAACGGATGCGATGCGTGCTGCTGGGAAGGAATATCTCCCACAGGAAGCAGAAGAGCCGATGAAGTCATACGAAGCGCGCGTACAGCGATCCGTGTTGACGAACATGTACAAGAAGACGGCTGACAAGCTGGTCGGCAAGCCGCTGAAGAAACCAATCATCGTTGAAGAAGACGTGCCACAGGAAATCCGTCCGCTATTGGCAGACATGGATTCTCTCGGCACGCGTCTCGATGTATTCGCGAAGGACGTATTCCAGCAAGCCGTGGATGATGGCCTGACGCACATCCTTGTCGAATTCCCGAACTCCAGCAAGGCAGCACAGGAGAGCGGTGAGTTCCGCAATGTCGATGGGACACGAGCACTGTCTCTCCGGCAAGCAAAGGAAATGAACATCCGTCCGTATGCACGTCAAGTCCCGGCGTCTGACCTGATCGGATGGAAGTACGAAGTCATCAATGGGCGCAAGACGCTCACACAGATTCGCATCAAGGAGATAGGGCGAGTCGAGGATGATGAAGGCTTCGATCAAGAGCCGCGAGATCGTATCCGTGTGATCGAGCGCGATATCTGGCGTCTCTACGAGAAGACGGAAGTTGTAACAACGGACGGCGCGTCAAGGCACGAGTGGAGAATCATCGAGCAAGGCGCGAACACGCTTGGCAAGATTGCGCTGGTAACGCTGTACACGAATCAGATCGGATTCATGCAAGGCACGCCGTGGCTCGAAGACATTGCGAACTTGAACATCGCACATTGGCAGAGTGACAGCGATCAACGCAATCTTCTGCATATCGCACGAGTGCCTATCCTGTTCGCAACGGGCTTCGGTGATGAAGACACGAAGTTCGCTGTTTCGGTAGGATCGAATACATTCCTGAAAGGACCGTCGAGCGCGAAGCTCTCCTACGTCGAGCACTCAGGCAAAGGCATTGAGGCAGGACGCAACGATCTCAAAGACCTTGAAGAACGTATCCAGTTCCTCGGCTTAGAGACCATGATGAAGCGTCCGGGCGGCGGGAGTGTCACTGCAACGCAATCCGCCATCGATTCTGCTGAAGCGAATAGTGCGCTGGGCATGATCTCGCAGGAACTCGAAGAAGTGCTGGAAGGCGTGCTCAATTTATTCGCAGAGTGGATGGAGCTTGGTGACAACGGTGGCTCCCTGACTGTGTTCAAGGATTTCGGAATCGACATGGCAGACGCCGCCGATCTGGAGTTCTTGCTGAAGGCACGTCAAGCGGGCGAGATATCACAGACGACATTCCTGAAAGAGATCAAGCGACGTGGGCTGTTGTCGGAAGACTTCAACGCACAGACCGAGATCGACCTGCTGGATATCGAGAGCGCTGGATCAGCAACATCAGACGACGCACTCGGCATCGAGGATCAGGTAGACAAGGAACCGGAGCACGCTGGCAGGAACAAGGTCGGTGACTACACATCCGAGGAAGACGGGCATCGTCACATCCTCGAAGACGGCGGCATGACGAGCAGTGATGCTGACGAAGAAGGCATCGTGCATCAGCATGAGTGGAGCGACATGGGCATCAGGACATCGGTGGATGAAGGACACTCACACGTCCTGCTGACACGGTCTGCGCAGACTAAGGCTCCGCCGCCGATGATGCCGCCGCCTGACCCGAACGCTCCACCGGAAGACGCTCCACCGTTCGGGAAGAAATCCCCGATGGATGACAAACCCGATCTGAAAGTATAGGATCATGGAAACAAGCACACTTAATTCTTGGGAGAGAATGGCATGGGAAACACAGTGAAAGGTTCTGCAAGAAAGGGCTTCCGTAATACGCACGGCAAGAAAGCGCTCCCATCCGGCGCGAAATCCGATCCGCAATTGCGCGATCAATCAGGTGGTGCGGCGAAGAACATTACGCCGCCAGTTCCGGCAAGTCTCGGCGGAACACCGTAGGGAAGCGATGAATTGTGAGTGACGGCATCAATGACAAGATTCATGATGATCTGATCTCACATGACATTGCGATTCGGCGTGTAACTGGCGATTGTCAGCGACGTGTTGAGAAACGACTGGACAGGCTTGCGTCTGATCTTAAACAACTCGCCGCAAAGATTGATCCCTTCGGCACTGATCGTACAGATGCACGAGAACGTCGTATCAATCGTCTCGACGCTGAATCGAAAAAGATCATCGATGAAGCCTATCGAGAGATCGGAAAAGAAAACCAGTCCGACCTGATAAGGGTCGTTCGCATTGAAGAAGAAGCCACGGTTCAAGCATTAGAGAAGGCGCTATGAAGCAACATGTTCAGACGGGTCTAAGTGTCACTGCAATCGTTTCTGCTGTCGGTCTGTTGACGGCGATCTTCACGCTCGATGATCGCTACATGAAAGACGCGAATGCTGGTGAGTATCATCTGAAGGAAGCCATTGACCGTGAAGTCGGAGACGTGGACACGCAGATCAAATTGCTCGTGCTTGAGATCGAGTGGTTGTCCAGCATCCCTGAAGAAGACCGGGACACTTCACAGAATACCCGTCTTGAGATACTGAAATTACAACTCTCTGCTCTGCTACAAAGGCAGGGCAATCTAGCAAAAGGAGAATGAAGTGTTCGAAGCCATCATCCTTGCTTGCGTATTCGCGAACAGTTATTCAGTCGATCTGGTCTGCAAAGAAGAGAAGCTGCTAGTCCCGTCCTGCTACGCTGTAGAGATACAGCCGCCAGTAGGAACCATGATCAAAGAAGTGGCGTGCAATAAGTATGTCCCGGTGGTGAAAGAACTCAAGGACGGGGAAGGTGCTGCGTGAGTCACTTCTTCGATACCTTCGGCTTCGTGTGGGGGATGTTTATCGTGATCACTGGTATGGTGTGGCTGACAGAGATCGCGTTCTGTTACTGGCTGGACAAAATTCATGGGTGCAATAGGGTTCAAAGGGACAAAGCTCGATCCGGCGACGATAAAAGCGCTCGTGTCCGGGACACTGGTAAACGGAAGTAGACCTTCCGTATGGTGGGCGAGGCAAAGCCAATCCTTCAGAGATTTATTCATGGACACCATGCGGACGTCCATGCGGAACGGCGAAAGCCTGACGCAAGCTGCGACACGCGTGTTCGGTGGAACGGTAGACGGCGTTACAACTCCCGGCATCATGAAAGCAACAAAGGCGCAAGCGTCTGCTCTCGCAGCAACTTCTATCAGCGCTGTGACGAATGAAGCAGCACTGGCATCGTTCCAAGCGAACAGTGATGTAATCAAAGCCTTCGTTCAACTCTCAACACTCGACAACAAGACATCCGATATTTGCGTTGCGTACAGCGGGCAGATGTGGGACATCAACACACTCCAATCGATACCCTTCCCGCCGGGTGCTCCGACATTGCCGTTCAACGGTGGTCCGCCGCGTCACTTCAATTGTCGATCACGACTGCGACCTGTGACGAAGAGCTTCAAGGAACTCGGTCTCGACATCGAAGAATTCCCAGTGAGTACGCGCGCGAGCATGGATGGGCAAGTCCCGTCGGACATCTCGTTCTCGGACTTCCTGAGTTCCAAGCCGCCGTCGTTCGCAGATAACCTGCTTGGACCGAAGCGTGCGAACCTATGGCGCAACGGTGATATCAACCTGACACAGTTGGTGGACTTCCGTGGCAATCCGATGACGCTCGCACAGTTGGAGCAGCGTCTCGGCATTCCGCCGAAGGTCAATCCATTGGCGAAGGTCACTCCACCGAAGCCGAAGATGGTTGACGGATGGCTGAAGAACGACGACGGAACGTTCATACAGATCAGCGAAGTAGAGCGCGCGAATATCAGGGCGCACGCGAAGAGACTCGTGTCGGCGGCTGAAGATGCCGATGTAATGGTAACGAAACAGATCAAGACTCTGGCGGATGATGTCGGAGCCAAGTTCCCCGACGCGGCAATCGTCAAGGACGGTCCGCTAGTCGAAGAAGGTTCGCTGCATTGGAGAATGAAAGACCTCGACTCCACGTCGCGCAAGATTCAAACCTACGCACGAGATCGCGGCATCACGTTCACAGAAGCAGCGGAACAGATTTCAGATTCGCTTCGATATACATACGTGCTCTCAGAAGACCAGTACATCAAAGCCATTCAAGAAGCGATGCAGAAGTTCGCAGAGTTAGGCTACAAGAACAACAAGTTCGATCCGGCGTGGTTGCTGCGTGATGATTACAAAGGGCTGAACATCAATCTCGTCAGTCCACAAGGCGTGCGCATGGAGCTTCAGTTCCACACAGCGGAATCCTTCGAAGTAAA